TGACACATTTTATAACTTTTGTTATAGTGTCGCAAAAGAGAGACTATATATGAAAAAAAAACTGTCCCTTGATTGGGAAATAATAGTAGGCGCATATGGCGGCTTGGCTTTGTTTGCATTTGGGGTTTTTATGAAATTCGGCTATGAAATAGCTTGTATTATCACAGGGATAATCCTTATGGCTACTGGCTATGGGGGTGGACTGTTAGAGCAAATTTTGACATATAAACTTAATGTCGCTGAAATTCAGGCGCATGTAAAAAGGCGCAAATAATTGGGCATATTGTTCGGAAATCAACGAAAAGAATTCAGATCTGAATCTTATTCCGGCTGGATCGATGATGAACGATTTTGGTCGGATGTAAGCAGTTCTCAGTCTGAGGCCGGGGCTGCCGTGACGGCTCAAACAACGAAAAATTTTCTTGCAGCTTTTGCGTGCATTTCTCTCCGTGCCAGAACAATCGCTAGCCTCAGAGCATATATTGGACGTTATGTTGGTTCAAATCGGTTTGAAGATGTTCCAGATCATCACCTGAACGCCCTGCTCGATGGACAAGTGAACCCAAACACAAATGAATTTAATTTCTTTGAGTCGCTTGTCAACAATCTTGATTTGCATGGAAATTTTTATGCAATCAAACAACGAACTGTAAAAACAGGCGAGTTGAAATATCTATGGCAAATTCCCAATCCGAATACTGTCCAAGTCAAACGCTCAAAAAACGGTTTGATTCTTGATGATTATTCGTATGCGAAGCCTGGGACAATTATATATATAGTTCAAGATGGCGAAGGTAGACAAAAAAAATATTCGAGCAAACAGATTCTTCATGTTGCCAATATGTCTGACGGGGCAATTGTAGGAACGTCGCAAATATCAATCTATCGTGAATCCGTAGGAATAGCTCTGGCCCAACAAAAATTTGTCGGGAAATTTTATGATGGCGGGACTTTTCCTTCGGGCCTACTTTCAATCGATGGGAGGATAAGTGACAATCGAGAAAATTTCACAAAGGCCATGCAACAACAATGGAGTGAATTAGGGAAAAATCGGAAGGTTGCTGTTCTTGAAGAAGGCATGAAATATACGCCCCTCAATATGTCAATGGCCGATGCCGAGATGGTCGCAAGCCGAGAATATCAGGCTAAGGAAATATGTGGATGGTTCGGTGTGCCTCCGCATATGGTCGGACTGCCTGTATCTACAAGCTACAATTCCCTGGAACAAGAAAATACTGGGTTCAAAACTCGATGCATTTTCCCTCTTGGTGAACGGATTGCCAAGGCCATGACAAATTCTTTGCTATCGGCTGAAGAACGAAAATCAGGACTGAGAGTATTATTTAATTATGACACGCTGTTACGCGCCGATATAAAAAGTCGCGGAACATATTGGAGAAAAATGCTTGAGACTGGTGTTAGCCCCAACACAATTATGGCGCGAGAAAATTTACCACCAGTTGATGGAGGGGATCAATCTTTTGTACCCGCCAACCTTTTACCGCTTAATGTTTCCCGTGAAACAATCGAGGCTATATGATGGAAGAAAAATATGAAAAAGAACGGCGATTTTTGCCGATTGATAATGCAGCATCTATAAGAATCGAACGAAGTGAAACAGGTATAAAAATTATTGGATATGCTGCGAAATTCGAGCGGATGTCCCATAGCCTTGGCGCATTTCGGGAAGTCATCAAGCCGGGATTTTTCAGCCGAGCGCTTGAGCAACAGGGTGATATTTTCGCATTGTTCAACCATGATGACAATTATGTTCTTGGCGAAAGAAACGCCGGAACACTTCGTATTACTGAAGATTCAATCGGATTAAGATATGAAATCGAAGCCCCAAACACAGGAACTATTAACGATCTTGTTATTTCTCCGATTGAACGAGGGGAAATCAAGGGGAGTTCGTTCGGATTCTCAGTTTCGAGTGATGGTTACGAATGGGACGATTCAAGCTCTGAAATGACACGAGTAATGCTCAACTCAGGATGTTCCAGGCTCTATGATGTTGGGCCTGTCACATTTCCTGCATATCCTGATACAAGTGCGGCTGTCCGTAGTCTTGAAAAATATAACGAAAATCAACGCGCTATTGAAAAAGAGGCGCGACAAAGAGAGATTCAAAATAATATTTTTAAAAAATTAAAACAGATAGGGGATTAAAAAATGTCCGAAATGGAAAAATGGAAACTGCGCGTTGATGAAATTTCAGCCAGAACAACTGAGATTCGCGCATTGCCACTGGATCAAATGACGCAAGAAATTGAATCCGAAGTCGATGAACTGATGGATGAGCAGGCAGCATTACACAGGGCTATCGACATGGAGGAAAAATTGCTTGCAATGCAAGAAAAAACGCAAGAGCGGGTAGCATATAAAACGCCTGTTCCTTCTTCTGAAACAGAGCGGGATAGCGAAAAAGAAGAAAGAGAACTTGTCTCGGTTAAAGACAAACGACTTTTCCGGAATCTTGGTGAACAACTCCAGGCCATTATGAAAATTCAAACTGACCCTATGTATGCTCGGTCTGAAGAGGGTATACGGTATATGCGGAAACTCGTCAAAGTGAACGAAGAAACCAGGGCGGCTACAGGCATCGGGGCAAATCTTGATTCAGACGCCGGTTTTGCAATCCAGACTGATTTCGCCGGAATGATCCTTGACACGGCTGTCACTGAAGATCCCATCCTGTCGCGTTGCGATAACTATACAGCCGGGGCTGAAAGCGATTCTGTAAGGTGGATTGATGTTGATGAGACAACTGTTGCAACGACTGTGTTTGGTGGAGTTCGCGCATACTGGGCAGCTGAAGCGGCCACGGTTACGGCGACAAAGCCTAAGATCCGTGAACAAAAACTTGAGCTTGAAAAATTGATGGGACTTGCATATGTTTCTGGTGAATCGATGAAGCATACGACTTTTATATCGCAGCTTCTTTCCAGGGCTTTTTCTACGTCGATCAGACGTGAACTTGCTGGGGCTGTAATCGCAGGTACAGGAGTTGGCAAGCCGCTGGGCATCACAGCCGGAACAGGGACAATTTCGCAGGCAATTGAGACAGGCCAGACAAGCGCCGATCCGATTTTGTATAAAAACATCGTGAAAATGTGGCATCGTCTCAGACCGGAATTGAGGACAAATGCTGTGTGGCTTGTTCATCCAGATATTGAACAAGAGCTTGAGTTTCTTGATTTTCCTGTCGGAACAGGTGGTATCCCCGTGTTCCTCACGGCTGGAAGCCTTGCGCAAGACAATGGTGTGTCAATGCTGAAAGGTCGTCCGGTACTGGCTACTGATCTTTGTAGCACAAAAAACAGCGTTGGCGATATAATTCTTGCGGATCTCAGTCAGTACATGTTGTTGACAAAGGGTGGCACTGAAATGGCTACGTCAATCCATGTTCGATTCCTCTACGACGAAGAAGTTTTCAGGTTCATACACTATGGCAACGGCATGCCCAAACGTCCGAGCGCTCTGACTTTGAAAAATTCAAGTACGACAAGGGCTGATTTCGTAACATTGGCGGCAAGATCTTAAAAAATGATGCGGGGTAGTTCACTGGATGTCGCGAGTTCGATTCTCGCTCCCGCTCCCAAAAAAATAAAAGAGGTAAAAGAAAATGATTGAATCTCAAGTTGAAAGCATGCACCCAGTCGTGATGTCGCCTCCAGTAACAACGAACGGCGGCGTCGCAAGCGATTGGATTTCCCTGAAAAATGTCGAAAGATGTCAAGTGTATTGCGTTCTCACGCAAGCTGTGGCTCACGCAACTGTGCTTGCGCTGTATCAAGGCACAGCTGTTGACGGGACTGGGTCGAAAGTATTTGCGAATGCAGTTCAGATTTGGGCTGACGAAGATGTTGCTACAAGCGATACTCTTGTTGCTCAAACAGCGGCTGTCAACTATACTGTCACTGCAGATATCGCAAACAAGATAGTTGTGTTTGATATTGATCCGAGCTTACTCGACGTCGCAAATGATTTTGACTGCATTAAAGTGACAGCATCCGACAGTTCACAAGCGACTAATTTTATATCGATTGTCGGTGTTTGCGATATGAAATACAAACGCGCTACGCCTCCGAGCGTAATAATCGATTAAGGATATCAATATGGATGTTGTCCTGAAAAAAAAAATGCCTGGACTTGGCAATGTTGGTGATACTATTAGTGTTAGTCCTGATAGGGCGCGCAGGCTTGTTTTGGGTGGATTGGGCGATTACGTTGAAGATCTCCCAGGAAACAGAAAAAAAGCAACAATTGAAATACCAAAAAAACGCGGGAAATCGAAAAAGAAAAAAGATGAATAATCCTTTTGCCGGATAATTTCGGTGCAAATGTTTCATGTGAAACAATTTTGTGAAAGGTAAAAAAATGAAAACAGAATGCAAGTATAATTGGCACGGTACAGGTCGGCAAGTTTTTTACGACAAGACTACTTTTGAAACGCTGACAGCGAATTTTCCGATTGATTTTAAAGATGATTTCTTCGGCGCTGATGTTGATTTCCCTGCAAGTGGTTCTGTAGAATCTGGGTGTAAGTGGTCGAAAAAGATTGTCGGTGCTGCTCCTCCAACAGTGGCGAAAGTGGCGGATGGTGTCAATGGTTACGTCGCCTGCGCACTGACAGCGGATAGCCAAAAACAAGATGCAGCATTACACATGAACGACGAACTGCAATTTAGTATTGCCCAAGGCGCGATTTTTGAGGCCAGAGTAAAACTTTCCGTCCTTCCTTCCGGTGCTGCGTCAAAAGCTAATTTTGGGTTATGGGGAGCATGGGCTGATGGTGGGTCTGCTTATCGTGTTGGTTTTACAGCCGAATCCGGAACAGGGCTGATAACATGTGAATCTGATGATAACACAACAGACACAAGCGCATCAAGCGGCGTAACTGTTACAACGGCGCAATGGAAAATATACAGAATCGACTGCACGACTCAAACAGATATAAAATTCTATATCGACGGGGCGAGAGTAGCCGGATCAACAACGTTTGCAAATGCAGCGAGTGCTGCAAATTCCAAGTGTCAACCGCATTTTGGGATGTACAAGGCATCAGGCACGACTGTCGGGACGATGCAGGTCGATTATTGTCGAATACTGCAAAACAGGTCATAGTGATTTTTAAAGGGGTATAAAAGCCCCTTTTTTAAAGGAGAAATAAATGAAAAGGTATATCACATGTCTGATTTTGCTTATATCTTCAATGGCTTATTCCGCTGGAACCGTGACAGTGACCACAAAAACACTGACAAATGAAAGCGATATAAGAACAATAACATTCACTTGTACTGCTGATGCTGCCGATGGAAGTTTTCCGAGCACGGCTTTGACAACGGAACAAGCTCTGTACGTGACTGGATATCATTGCTATCTCGCTGTGACTGATCCAGGTGCTACGGCTCCAACTGATGACTATGATATTACAATCACAGATACATATTCTTGCGATGTTTTTGGGGGAACGCTATTAGATAGGGATACGGCCAATTCTGAACAAGCTGCACCTGCTGTCGGGTCTGCTTATGGTGGGCGAACGTGTGCTGGTGTATGGACACTCGCAATCACGAACAACTCGGTTAATAGCGCCGTCGTGACAATTGTCCTTTACTACTCGAAATAGGAGACTGTGATGAAAAAAATATTATTTTCGGTTTTTATTTTCAGTCTCTTGGCAACTAAGCTCCTTGCTTTCCCTATTATTTATGGGGGAAGTAGAGGGAGTGGAACAATAGCCGATGGTACTGCACAAGGCCAAATGGCTTTCTGGGATATTACTGAGGAGTCATGGGTGTTTACAGAAACATCTGAATTGTTTTGGGATGATACATCCAAATTCCTTGGAATTGGAACGAGTAGTCCTGATCGCCCACTTGATATATTGTCTCCCACAACTGAACAATTAAGATTGTCCCATACTGCTGGCACAGCATACGTCGATTTTGAAGCGACCAGCGCTGGAAAATTATACATTGAAACTTCAGGAACAGGAGTAAGAATAGATGTCAGCGGCGGGACAGGAACTATATGGCAAGGCCATACCGGATGGTGGGGAACAGTTGATGGATTTTCAGGTGGATTGTTGCCGGAGGTAGCCACAAGCACTAATCCTAATCTTGTTATGAATTATGCTGATCTTGATACAGGAGTTGGAGCATCAGCGGCAGATCAATTATCTTTGGTCGCAGGAGGGGTTGAAGGAATAAGGATTTCAGAAGATACCCTCGTAGTAATTGACCTAAAAGGAACTATGGTTACTCATGGATCGATGATTAATGCTGTAACAACAGTTAATGCAGCTACTTATGACTTGTTAATAAGTGATCATATCCTTAATATCACG